TGTATTTTTGTATATTTTGTATATTTTTCTAATATTTTAATCTATTTACAAGTTCGCGCCAAAAGAACATCGGAGCGGACATGCGATAATGTCCAACAAACCAATCATCGTTACATGATTGAATTGCACGATGTCCGTGATTTGTCAAATTTTCATATTTATTTGTACTTGTCATAAGTGCAATTCTCCCAGTTGCCTTGTTTCTTAGTGCGGCTTTTAACCATATATTATCATCCACTACTTTTTTTACTAATAAAATCATATTCCATTCATTATCTTTTCCAGTTGGTGTGTTCGGAATAACGCTTTTGAATGTGGCTTCTGTATGGGATTCGAATACAAATCCAGCATTATCACTAATTGTTCCAATACCTATGTCTGTAATATTTGATATTTCCATTATTGCATTTGGGTCAATATGATATTGTAGGGAACCAGGTAAATCGCCAAAATAAAATTCGTTTTCAATTGTTGATGGTTTAATTTCTGTCATTGTCACTATATTTGAAATATATAGTATCTAAAATATATTTCAATTTTTTATTATTTTTACAATTTTCATTACTGTTCTAATGTCACATTATTTCCCAATACACTTCTCATTGCAATAAATAACATAATTTCTTCATATTTATCAAACCCTTTGTATGTAGAATATGGTACTAAACGTTTGTTCTTCAATCGTAATTGTTTGATTTGCATATTTGCATCGGTTTCGTATTTTGCCGATAAATCTTGTATTTGAAACCCACCTTCGCAACGGTCGAGTATTTCTAATTTTGGTTGCCCGTATGGTATATTCATATTATAATAATCAAGTATTTTTATGTAATCAACTGCATCAATATAATCTATACAAACGCAAATTGGCATTTTTCTTTTTGGAGTTTTGTATATTGTATATTATACTAAAACAAAAATCAATTTTATATAATTTATAAAAAATATATAAAAACAATCACTATTATATAATATTCAGGATGTTGAGGCGTTCATTTTCTACAAATACAAAACTACCAGTAAGTGCATTAAATGTATTTCAAAAATCATGCTATTACAAGATTGATTTCAAAATCAATGAGAATGCAAGTGTAAAAGAAGCAGTGACCCGTTTCACTGCATTTAATATTGGATGTTTAGCTGTAACTGATAAAGCGAACAAAGTCATTGGTGTATGTTCCGAACGTGACTTTATCAACAAAGTTGCAGCATTTGATAAACCCTCAAATGATTTAAAAGTAAAAGATATTTGCACATATGGTCCATCCATTATTATTGCAAAAAAGAGTGATTCATTGGAGTCATGTATGAACAAGATGATGTTCAAGGATATTCGTCATTTATTAGTCATTGATGATAGTGATGAAGAATTTATTGGTATGATTTCAATCAAAGATTTAATTAAGGAAATCTTAAAGCAAAATAATGATACAATTACACGATTAAGTGATTTCAAAATTGGAAAAGGCGCATATTTTGGAAGTGAATAATCATTTGATTTTGAAAATAATAATTGCAGTTACTATAATAGAAATTCCTAATGAAATATGATAACATATGTTGTATCGTGTTATTTTTTTTTGACTGCTAATACTTATAATAAAGTCATAATTTTCTTTATTATATTTTTTTGTATTTTCTCTATTTTCTCTATTTTCTTCTAAATCGCAAAAGAAACCATAATCATCCGTTTCTTCGTCTTTTTCATACATTTTTATTGTTATAATAATATAATTGATAATTTTTATTTCAATTTTACAAACTTTTAAATTTTTTAGAATATTTTGAATTTCTGGATTTTCTATTTTTACCAGATTTTCTGGATTTTTTGGATTTTCTATTTTTACCTGATTTTATATTTTCAATATTATTACCACCTTTACTGTTATTGCTTATCATTTTATGATTAACTGTTATTAAATCATCCTTTATATTGACAATTATATAACCATATTCAGATGAATGATTATTAATATGATAATTAAGTGTAATATTATTTAGAATTTGACGATTATAATCAAGTACAGATATATTATCAATATCCAACTTAGTACCTCCTGTTCCAACTATATATTGTTTTATTATCATACTATCATCATTTATGTTTATAGTAACTTCACCTTCTTGATAGTTATGTATATCAGAACATAAATAATAAAAATTGGTTGCACTCTCTTTAATATTAAAAAATAGTTCATATATATCTTTATCTAGTTTTTGTTCTTTTAAATTACCGTCTTTCATTTTTACTCCAAAAAGAGGATGATGCCCACACACAATAATATTTGTATAGGTTTTTCCAGTATTTAATTTTTCATTTATTAATTCACTCTGATATGTTTTTAATTTATTGTTTATATATTCAAATATTGTATTATTTTTATTTTCATCGATTTCATTTAATATTACTTCATTAAATAATATTTCATCATCAATTTTTTTGTTTTTGTCAAATATATCTTTATAGCATGTAGGGTTTTCATCGTCATAAATATTGGTATCTATCATTATAATAAGAGTGTTACCAATTTCTTTAAACATTGTAAGATTATTTGGAAAATTGTACTCGTCAGTTGTTGCTATTTCTTTTTCAAGAATTGATGTTTCACACTTACCATTAATATATTTTATATCATGATTACCTAATAATAAATATAATTCTCTGCTCTTTACCATTTTTTTTAATAGTTCAAAACCCTCTATTAATTGAGATTCATCTATATCTGTCTCTGATTTCTCTTTTTTCTCTTTTTTCTCTTTTTTCTCTGATTTATCTTTTTTATCTTTTTTCTCTTTTTTTTTGTAATAATTATCACCATTAATAATAAAAAAATCTATTTGTTTTTCTTCTTTTTCTATTTCATTAAATATATCAATTAATACAGGGGACTCTTTGTTTTCAGTATTTTTTTTCAGATTGTTCATATTATTCCAACAACCAAAGTTTATGAAATTTATATCCTTATTCGGTTCCACCATTGTATATACGATATTTATATTTTTATTCATTTTTTAAGTATATTTCATCTAAATCTTTCTGTAAAATATGTTTTTGATATATTAAAACGTCTTCTTCGGATATATATGTATCTTCATCACATGAAGCATAATCATCTGAATTCAATATATATTTTACGCAAAATTCAGGTGTTAATTTTTGGGTTTTTAAAAGTGTTCTCAATGACAATCTATTAATATTATATTCTAATGTAGCTATATCATACTTCTTGTATCTTAAATCTGAATCGTATATTATTTCAATATTATTATTATCCATTTTTGTTTTATGTTTGTGTTATTACAAATATAAAATATATATATGTATCAATTTTTTGTAAAATTTCAATTACACCGACCGGAAAGAAAAGTGAGACATGTTAGATATTTTATTTCCATTTCGCGTATCTTTGTTCATGTTTTATTAAAGAATCTTCTATTGTTCCTCTTCTTTTTTTTGGTAATTTTCAGTTTATTCTTTCTGGATTTTTTTTATAATTGCTTCCCTTTTTCTTTTTCATTGTTTTTTCGCCACCTTTTTCTCGAAAAAATGTAGTAAATATATTAAGAGGAATACAATTTATTGTGTTGTTCCTATAATAATAATTTAATATCATTTGGATCTACTATTGTTTTTTCGTATTCTGTTTCGTCTGATATAATTTTATTAAAATCATCACTTTCTTTATTATTATCACTGAATATTTCTTCTAACGCGCCAGTGGTTTCAATTGCATGATCACCAATTTTTTTCTTATCTTCTTTTGAAAGAAGAAGATGTTCAACTTTTTTGTCAGTTATTTCAATCTTGAATAAATCATCTAATTTTTCTTTATTTAAGTTACCAAATAGATATTGTCCATCTAATGTATATTTATCTAAATTATATTTTGGGGGTGTATTATATTTTTCTTTGTTACTATCATCAAATTCTTCCATATTTTCCTCTTTAAATTCTTCCATATTTTCCTCTTTAAATTCTTCCATATTTTCCTTTTTAAATTCTTTCATATTTTCCTCTCCAAATTCTTGTATAATCTCATTGAATATATCATCATATTTGTTTGATGCGGATACGAAACCAAAAACATTTGATGGCTTGTCTTGGTTAGACTTATAATTAATGGTAACAAATTTGTTAGATTTATTATTATATATAAAAAAAATCCCTTTCCTATTATTTTCAATGATTTTATTTTCTAAAAAATCTGACGATTTATAATTATCATTCCAACCATGTAATTTATCTTGTGTAGCAATAATATTTTTTTCTATTGGTATATGATTAATATCTTCTCTTATTTCATTGTTATCAGTACTAAATTTATTTGCTATTTTTTCTAAAAACGCATAACTTTTACTAATAAATTCGGGTTTTTTTATTTTTCCATAATTATAAATTATACCTGAATGAATTGAGTCATTAATTGTATTGACTAATTCTTCTCCTTCTCCATCTGCACTTGCTCCAAAACCAACTAATATTATTGTTAATACTAATAATATTACAAAAGCAAACGCATTAGCTGGTATGAATGAAATAACATAAACCAATATTTTAAATTTGTAAACCTGGTTTTTGAATATACCTTTTAAACGTACAAAATTATTTCGTAATAAAAATAACCTTTCGTTCAAATTTATATTATAAAAAGCATACAAAGTTATATCACCGTCTACTATTCTCAAAGCATCAGATATTTTGTATTGTAAATATGTATCTTTTAATTCAGCGTAATCAACGACGTAATTAAAACCAGATTCATTATTTATCAATTTTTCTAATTGATTATATTGTTCGTCTTGAACTTCTTTTGATTTAGACTTAGTAAATGCTTTTTTTATATTTTTCAATTTGTCTTTTATATAACCGAATTTGTCTCTTATTTTTTTCGTAAAATTTGATTTGGTGTTTTTGAGCTTATCTTTTATATCACCGAATTTGTGTCTTATTTTTTCCGTAATATTATATTCATATGGTCCTAATTTTATACCACCTTTATAGTTTCTTTTGTTAGTTCTTCTAAATACTTTTATACGAATTTTTGATTTTTTTTGATTATCAGATATTTTCTTTGTCTTTGTCTTTGTCTTTGTCTTTGTCTTTGTCTTTGTCTTTGTCTTTGTCTTTGTCTTTGTCTTTGTCTTAGTCATATATATATATATATATATATATAAAAATAAAA